AAGACTTCGTCATCTTCGAGCGCATCATGGACAGCCGGTATGGCAACGCCGCCACCGTCGCCAGGGAAGGCGCGACCACGCTCATCGAAGAATGCAGCGAGATCGGCCTCCACTTCACCGCCGCCCCCGGCGACGGCATCGCCGAAGGCGTGACGATGATTATTAACTGGCTCAGCTACGACGACAGCCAACCCATCGGCGCCCTCAACCAGCCGACCCTGTATGTCACCAGCAACTGCAAAAACCTCATCTTTGCCCTCAGCCAATACACGGGGACGGGGCCCAAAACCTCCGGAACAAAAGATGCCATCGACGTCCTGAGATACCTAGTCCTCAGCGGCGCCAGCTACCACGACAACACCGACCTCAGCTTCCAACCCCTAGGCAGCTACTGAAATTTCAAATCTCAAATCTCCAATCCCCAACTGCCAGCCGAGTCCGCGAGACAGGTTTGCAGAAGCAAACCAACCGATACTGAATACTGCCAGCCGAGTCCGCGAGACAGGTTTGCAGAAGCAAACCAACCGATACTGCCAACTCCAAACCATGACCAAACATCTCCTAAAACGCGCAGACATCCTCGAATGGCTGCAAATCACCCCCGCCACCTACCGCAAGTGGTTAGAGAGCGGACTCTTAAAACCCGTCAAACTCCGCGGCATCGCCAAGAAATGGTTCCGCCGCACCGACATCATCAAAACCCTACAACTAGAAGAAACGTGAGGCAGAGACCAAAAGACCAAAAGACCAAAAGACTAAAGCCATGAAACTCTTCACCCGCAAGATCCGCCTCGAAACCCCAACCCTCACCGACCAAGAAAAGCGCGGCGCCCTGGCCGTCCCCGAATCGACACCGCTATGGGCCGCCATCATAGCCATCATCGACGAGCACATCCTCGACGCCCAAGCCATCGTGAGAGCCCCCCAAACCGCCCAACAACCCCCATTGTTAGCCCACACCGCCGGCGGCCTAGACGCCCTAGCCAGCCTCAAAGAAGACCTAGCCGCCAGAAGAGCCGACGCCCTCGCCAGCCCCGAATCATTGTAGCGGCGGACTATGTCCGTCGGTCACTTATTGGCATGAGCCCACTTGTTGCACCTCCAGAAACTCCGTTCACGTTTCTTTCGCTGGGGGCCGGGGTGCAGAGCAGCACCATCGCCCTAATGGCAAAGCACGAAAAGATCACGCCAATGCCAGATGCGGCGATCTTTGCCGACACTCAGGCGGAACCCGCAAGCGTCTACCGCTGGCTGGAATGGCTTGAAAAGCAACTGCCGTTTCCCGTGCATCGCGTAAGCAGGGGAGATTTGACGGCGGAAAGCCTAAACCTGCGGGAATTCAAAAACGATCCTTCGCGTCATTGGGTCAAAAGCCTGATCCCTGCTTTCATTCAGAACCCAGACGGGACGAGGGGAATCATGGGGCGGCAATGCACGTTTTCCTACAAGGTCGAGCAGCTTGAGCGTGCGGCCCGCCGACTCGGAAGCGTAAAGCGCGGCCAAAAGGAAGTGACGGTCACTCAGTGGATCGGGATTTCTTGGGACGAAATCCAACGCATCAAGCCCTCTCGTGTCCCTTGGTCTCAGCATCGCTGGCCGTTGGTCGAGCTACGCATGGGAAGGCGCGAATGCTTGCGATGGATGGAAGAACACGGCTACCCAAAGCCGCCGCGCTCGGCTTGCGTCTATTGCCCGTTCCACTCCGACAAAGAATGGCGGCGACTTAGGGACGAGGAACCTGACGAATTTAACCGCGTAATAAAGTTTGAGAAAGATTTGCAAGCGGTCAAGGCGAAGACAGACAACCAGCGCGGGGTTCCATTCCTGCACCCAAGCCTAGTGCCTCTTGACCAAGTAGATTTCCGCACTGACATCGAGCGCGGGCAGTTGTCGCTTTGGCTCGAGGAGCAGTCATTCGGCAACGAGTGCGAGGGCCTCTGTGGCGTTTGACTCGTCACTCGTCACAAGTCACTCGTCACAAGCAAGCGCACCAGCGGCGGCTAATTCGCGCTAATTCGCGCTTGTTCGCGTCAGTTAAACCCGCGCCCCCTCGCAATTCCACCCCCAAGCCGCCACCTGTGCGCTTGCATGGAAAGGCAACGCGTCAAAAACAAGTCAAAGCATGGCGTCGCCACTGCTCTCCGGATCTATTCCACGGACGGCCCCGCTCCTTCATCTATGCACCGGGAAGTTTTCGCGCAGGTAAGCGGTCTCTCCATACCCACTGCGCCTTCCCCAAACTAAGCGATGCCCAAGAAGAAAGCCGCCAAGAAGCCGTCGATCCTCGTCGTCTGCTCCGATCTGCACTGCGGTTCCACCGTCGGCCTCATGCCGCCCGACTCGGAAAACCTCGCCGGCAACACCATCGCTTTCGGCAAGAATCATCATCAGCGTTGGCTATGGGAATGCTGGCAAAACGCCCTCGGCGAAGTCGCCACCATCGCCGCCGGTGATCCCTACGCCGTCCTGGTCAACGGCGACGCAACCGAAGGCATCCATCACCGTAGCCCGGAAGTCGTGGCTTCGTTGATCGAGAACCACTGCGCCATGGCCGCCGAAGCCCTCAAGCCGCTCACCTCGAAAGCCGCCGCCACCTTCGTCGTCAAAGGCACCGAATGTCATACTCACGACGTCGAGAGCTACCTCGCCAGGCTCATCGGCGCCCGCGACGAAGTCGCCCGCGAGAAGTGGCTCATCAACATCCACGGCTGCGCCATCGACGCCACCCACCACATCGGCGCGACCTCTCGCGCCTACCTCGAAGCCTCCGCCCTTTCGATCACCCTCGGCAACGCCCGCCTCAACTCCGTCCGCGCCGGCCACCCCGTCGCCCAGGTCTACCTCCGCGGACACCGGCATTGCGGCGGCGTCTACAGCGACGGCTCCGGCATGATCGGCGTCACCGGCGGATGGCAATTCCTGACCCGCCACGGACACAAAGTCGTCCCCGACAGCATCCCGCGTCCCAGCCTCTTGATCTTGGACTGGCGCGGCAAACCCCAAGGCGCCCTCCCAAGCCCGCATCACATCTTCTACAACCCCCCGGCGCCCAAAGTGACCCATCTATGAGCAAAAAGTCCAAGATCACCTCCGAGCAAATCGAATCCTCGCTCGCCAACTTTTGCCAGCAACTCACCCAGCCCAGGGTCGATCTCGACGTCGTCCCCCCCGGTTGGTTCACCGTCGCCGATCTGGCCGCGGAAGTAGGCAAAGCCCCCGTCACCATCAGCCAACGCATCCGCAAAATGGTCAAGACCGGCCAAGCCGAACGCCAAGACTTCACCATCCAGCTCGAGCAAGTCGCCCGCAAAGTCCCCCACTACCGCCTCAAGAAGTGAACCGCTACCGCATTGCCCTGGCTGATGTGCCGGTCGCCGTGCTGGCCTTGGACGAAATCTGCTTTCCCCACGACGACCGCGTCAATCCCGACGGCAGCCTCTGGTGGATCGCCTGGCATAACAAACAACCCGTCGCCTACGCCGGCCTCCGCCTCTGCCGCGACCCGCAGAATATCGGCTTGGCCTTCCTCAATCGCGCCGGCGTCATCCCCGGCCACCGGGGCAGGGGACTACAAAAGCGATTGATCCGCGCCCGTGAAAACGCCGCACGCAAACTCGCCGTCAACGAACTCGTGTCATACTGCATGACCTACAACGTCGCCTCCATCAATAGCCTGGTGCGATGTGGATTCCGTTTCTACGTCCCCGCAACCAAGTGGGGCGGCGCCACCGCCGTCTACCTCTGCAAGCCGCTAAGGTAGGGCGGGGCCTCCCGGACCCGCCGCATACAATCCGCGCAATAGTCCAAGCGAGCCTTGCATTCCAGCCGCCAAAGTAATCATCCCGCGACACTACACCGCGCAACGTAAAGCCATGTTCGCCCTAAAGTAGAAGCGGCATCTTGCCGCTTAACCCCGGTAGGGTCGCCGCGGCGACCGCCTGCCTTCTACTCGCCACTCGTCACACGTCACTCGCCACTCCAATTGGCGCTAATTTGCGCCAATTGATGCCAGTTCGTGCGCGTTGCAGTCAGTTCATCCGCACCCATCTGGCGCATCGCCACCGCAGCCCGTAATTCCCCCTGCATGCGAACGGCATTCTGCATTGGCCACGCAAGCGGCGCGTCATCTACGGCGCACGCAATCAATGCTGCCGGGACTTGGACCCACTAACCATGGCAACAGACACCACAGACAAGGTGCAAACTAACGGTCCGGACGTCACCGACATCGACTTCGCAGACATCGCCGAACATCTCGGCGTTCAGTTCGCCAAGCCGACCGACGCGACAACCGAGCCAGACGCAGCAGAAACCAGCGGAACCGACGCAGCCGACGAGGAGCCAGACTCCGAGCCAGCCGCCGAAGAAACCGGGGACACCGAAGAAAAAACCGACGAGACCGACGCCG